TACAAGATCCAAAAGTTCGGGAATAATGTTTTCCCGCTCAGCCTCTAGACTTTGCTGTCTAAATGACTGGAGTTCTGCAAAAGACTTCTCGCGTTCCAAAAGTGCAAAGGCGCGCTCGCGTTCTTGACGCTCACGTTCCAGCTGCTCGTTGAACTCCTGCTCCTTCTGCTTAAGAAGATCGCGGACATCCATGTCCTGCTCAAGCTTCGCACGCTGTTCGGCGTCGAATGCTTCCTTCTCAGCAGTTTTCGCTGCTAGTTCCTCTTCACGCTGCTTCTTAAGCTCTTCGAGCTCGGTCTTCAGTTTGTCGATCTGAGGGTAGAGCTTGTCCTTTTCCTGTGCACGCACGCGTGCTAGGTCGTCTTCACCATAGGTTTTAGACGCAGACAATGGTGTGCTAGTAGCAGCTGACACATCAGCGTCAGTGCTTACTACTGTTGGAGTTACTCCTGCTTCAGCCGAAAAGGCTTCTGCAGCAGTTGATGTTGCTTCTGCTTGATCGCTCATTTATATCCTTAGTTGTCAAGGTCGTTCTTCGAATTAGGTCCGGAGACCCGTAGCACATATGACCGCACGTTAGTTGTCAATTTAATTTTCGCTAGTTACCTAGGAAAATTGTGGCTAAATAAAAATTTCTTCTTAAATAGCCTTTATTTTTCGTAGTCTTGTGGTACCTGGCGCTGAGGAAGTTTAGTTCCATAAGCTTCAGTTACCAGTCGAGTACGAACCTTTTGCTCACCCATCTGGACGTTGGCCAGGATAGACGGGTCTAGTACTGGACCTCCGCCTCCCTGTACAGCGGCTCCCTGAGCTGCTGCTACCTGCTGAGGATCGGCTGGAGTAGCCTGTCCATCAGGGCCAGACATCATACCGGTCAGAGCGACAATCTCGTTCTGAATCTCGGTCTTGATGAGGTTGAGCGAACCTTCTGCAAGAGCATCGTCAATAAGTTCTTGACGGATCTCCTGAAGCTTAGACTCTGGGAACTCTTCGCCAAGGTCACGCAAAGCGCCTTCCTTAGACTGAAGTCCTAGAGATAGGAGTGACTGAATTTCGTTTAGAACGATCAGCTTGTCCAGAGGTAGTGGAGGAGGGAAGTGGCAGTAAGTGCGGTAAGTCTCTGGATCGTTAGGGTCCAGCTGCACTAGCTGCTCAGGCTTAGGCATGGTGTCTGTGTTTAGGTCCAGAATAAATGTGTCTGGTTCCTTGACAGCAAGGGTACGAAGAACAAGTTCGTTAACGCGCTCTAGACCGTGAGCGTACTGCACGATCTTCTGGTGGTAGCGGTTCATCAAAGGCTGGAACTGAATAGACAGCGCAACGCCTGATGTGTTAGAGATAGGCTGTGACTTACCAAGCGCACCTTCAGGCACACCAGTCATTTCGTGCATAGCCTGCTTTAGTCGGTCAAGGAACTCCATAGCGCCCTTTAGACCCTGGCCGCCACCTTCAAGGTTTTCAACCTTAGCGTCCTTTGGTAGACCACCCCATACCTTGTTAGCGCCCTTCTCAAGCTGAGAAGCCTTAGCACCAATGATTACGGTAACTGGAGCAGCGTGGTAGTTGATGATGTCAGCGACGTCAGTAGCTACTTCGTTGTACGTCCTGTTAATGTTGATAATTTCGTTGCAGTCGCTGAGACCCCAAGGTGAACCAGAAACACGAACATTAGGGATGTGAATAATAGGAATGACGCCAAGCGGGTTAGGGCGTGAATCAATAAGTTCATCATTGATGTATTCCTCAATCATGTCTTCGGTCAGGATCTCTGTGTATGTGTAAACCTGACGAGTACCTTCTAGCGAGGTTCCCCAGAAGCGGTACTTAAGCTTGAATCGAATCAAGCGCTCGCGGTCGTGAGGGTGGAACTCAGGGAAAGCAAAAGAAGAGTTTAGAGGCAGGATACGAACGCGACCTGGGTGAACGCCGCCTACTGAGTCCTGGTAGCCTTCTTCGTAGGCAACCTTAATAAAGCAGTCACCAGATACGCCACCCTGCTGGCCGATTTCCCAAAGGATAGTTGCCTTGTTGTTGTCTACTTCCCAGACACGCTCTAGAAGGCTAGGGATGATTGCTTCAGTAGCCTTAGCGCTGCGGAACTGCACGCCCTTGCTAAAGGTGAAGTTGATGATAAAGTCAGTGATCGCACGGTAGTAGTTGAGAACCATAGATGGCTCTCCAACCTGACGGCGGAAAGAAGTGTGGTGGCCTAGGTACATGGCCCAGTTAAGTGAATAACGGTTTAGACGAGGACCGTGGACCTCAAACTCTTCATCAGCAAGTTCTACAAGACCTAGAGGCGAAATGCTGATGGTGAGGTCAGACGACGCCGCTCTATAGGACGGTGGTGAAAAGTCAATTGACATCTAGCGCACTTCCAAGTTATTTAGCAGAATACTATTTAATTAGTACCAGTGTAGCGCAAATACAGTATTAGCGCTTAAAGTGTTGGTTATTATTTAAGGCGCGGCCAACAGGTTTGGTGACCGACTCCTTCTTCTTCTTGTCTTCCTTGTCCATCTTCTCCTGAGCGACATCGCGCATCTTAGGATCGACTTCTTTTTCAGACCCGACGAATCTTCCACCTAGTTGCACATAACGAGAGTGAACCCAGTGGGCTGCGGCAGGTGATGGATACTTAGGAAACTTCACCTTTGCCTGTGTAGTAATCATGTTCCAGAGACGCGGATTAGCCGGGACTTGTCTTGGAGTCTCTTTTACTTCTTGACCTCTAATGAGAGCCATTGATTACCACCTTAGTGAGAAACCTAGGCACCCGCCCACCGTGAGGTAGGCGGGCCCTAGGCATGGTTGCTAGTTAGTCGTTAACCTGAGCAGGGTTTGGACGCTGCTGGTGAGAACCTGATACGAACTTCTCTTCGTACTTGTTCTCAGCGTAGTCCTGGAAAGATCCGCTAGAGAACTCAGACAAGTAGTCTGGAGCTTCTACCCATGATGCAGAACCAACGTGAGCGCGTTCGCTCATGGTTTCATCAGCGGTCTTTTCCCATACTGGGGCGTTACGGTTTGGACGACCTGCTGCTGGGGTATAACCCTGAGCTGCGCCCTTGCCGAATTCGTTTGGAACATCAGTGTCAGTGCCGATACCCTCTTCAAAGCGAAGTGGGCCGCGCTGGCCTGGGGTTGCTGGGGTAACCTTGCGGTCGTATGTGTTTCCGGCTCTTTCCGGGAACTTTGGTGCTGGGGCGATTGACATATGTATCTCCTAAAAGGTTGAGGCCTCTATACAAGTTTTCCGCGAAATACGGTATTCCGCAGTATAAACACAATTTATCTGAAGAAAGGTGAAGAACTTACTTCAACTTGTGGCATGGTCAGATCCATGGTTAGTGCGCAGGCGATGGCAAGACTATCGGCATAGTCATCGTGGGCATGGGCTTCTTCTGGAGCGTGGGCCAGGAAGTTAGGTCCTTGGAACTTAACCTCTAGGTCGCTCATCTGCTGGTAGAAGCGCTTCCAGGTACGAAGGCGACGGGTCTTGGCGTGGGAAGGCCAGCCAATAAGTCGTCTATCCAGCAGGGTCCTTAAGTGCTTCCAGCGCTTTGATTGCTCTGGCTGACTGGAGCCTACTGAGTACACTTCCGCTCTTGGAAGGAGGAGTCTCAAACGCTGTGCCACAGCATCTCCAACTCCGTTGGCGTCTACGCCCACAGCAAGTACATCGTAGTTGCTGAGGAAGCTTACTATCTGGAAATATTGATCTTCCCAATCGTCACCCTGAATCTCTAGCCAGTTAAGAACTCGGTGATCAAAATACCCGAATTCATCTGGGCGATCCCAATCTACCCAGACAACGGTGACAACAGTAGAGTCCATCTTACGGGCAGGGTCAATGCCTACCACGACTGGGCTTCTGTGCCAAACCTTTTGTAGCTCCTGAGAGGTATCTCCCAGCTCATCTAGGACGGTAGAGGTAACGAACATACCGCGCTCAAGTAGCCACTTGCAGCAGTATGACATCTGGAACTCATCTGAGTCCTCACCAATGCGGAGCTTCTCGCGCTTGATGAACTTACCGTATGTAGGGTTAGCCTTTTCAACATCTCGCCAGTCCCACTGGAAGTGGTTCTGTCTAGCCCCCCTAGACGTCTGGCGGCGCTTGTTCATTTGAATAGCGCGGTAGAAGTTGTTCTTGTGAGTAGTAGGGGTACCGGTCTTGACCATGGTACCGTTGTTGTCCGCAAGCATCGGACCGATAGACTTGGCGACCACAAAGTCGTCGGCTTCCTGACACTCATCGATAACGATAAGGTGGAAGGTCTTAGACTCAATCTTTGCGCGAGGGTTCGCGGTCATCATCATAACCAATGAGCCTGAGTTCTTTAGCTTGATCTGCTTGGTTACACCAGCGACCTTCTTAGCCTCGTCATCAATCTCAGGATCGCCCAAGATCTCTAGGGCGTGGTTACTTGTAAGGCGTGAGATTACACGGGAGAACAGGGTTTCTGCCTGGCTCTCTACAGGCGCAAATAGACCTACCCACAGGCCGTTCTTAAACCTACCCAACAAATCAGGGTACATCTTGGCAAGGCGTGGAAGGATAACCATTAGGGCCGCCACTACGTTAGCCACAGTCTCAGACTTACCTGACTGACGTGCTGCGAGGGCTGTAACTTCCTCACCGTCATTGATGATCACAGACTCAATGATGCGGCGGGCTAGTGGGAGCTGGTAATGGCGGAACCCGTGTCCAGTAAGGGCTTCTGCAAAGATAAGGATCTTATCGATCAGCTTGTCTACAAATTCGCGCGAGGTTTCATCTAGACCGTCGTCTAGTTCTTCAGGGAGATCGAGATCATCCTCATCGAGCTCATCTTCGTCGAGCTCTTCTTCCTCGTAGAAATCTTCAATGCTAGTCATTTAGTCCTCAATGTAAAAGTAACCCTGAGCCAATCGACTCAGGGTTACTAAGTGCCACACGGGAGAGAAGGTTGGCAAGTACTATGGTAGCACATGTAAATACAATAATACTACAACTTTGCGTTGATTCTCTTATTTAACTCGTGGGCTAAGGCATAAAGCGCTTCTGCGCCTGTGGATAACTCTTCTGCGTTCTCCGGAGTTTGATTACGGCCAAACGCTGAAAGAGAAGTGCTTACTGCGGTCAGAGTCTGGTCTGTCCAAGTAAGTAGGTCATTAGCAGGGATCCTAGATACACGGCGGGCAATCTTCTCAGAGAAGGGCTTGTCCCACTTCTTGTTCTTCTTGAAGTTTACCATTCGCTGATCTTCTCGCTGACAGAACCCACAGGCTTGCCTTCCACCTTAGCTACCTCACGTAGGCCAATGGCTGAGTACACAGCTTCTTCTGTCTGAGGCTTTCCCCAGATACCAAAGGCTAGACCTACTGGTACGAAAGGAACCCAGAATACGATGCAGACTTCGCTCTTACGGAAAGGCTCTTCGGTCTCCTGTGACCAGCCCCATTCAAACACCGGTCGGATAGGGTGCTTAAGTTTTACAGTGTCTACGTATAGTGATCCGATTGATTTCATTTTTAGCTCTTCTGGTTTAGGAATTTCTGGATAGCGGAGATCTCGTTCATTTGTACTCGCCTGTGACGTGGCATCTTGTTCACGTTAGCAGGTCCCATGTCACCCCAAGAGTCTAGCCCAGAATTGCGCAAAAAGCGACCCTTGGATGGTGCGGCTTTGAACTCTTCCCAGACGTCCATAGGAACTTCACGGTATTCCCACCAAGTACCGTCACGGAAGATAACAGTCATGGTGTTTGTGCCGTAGTCGTACCCGGCCTTTAGTGTGCGCGGGCGCTCAGGGTTTATTGAGCTGGTAGCCTCTAGTACAGGCTCACTGGTGTCTTGAGTATCGAAGTCATCGTCTTTTGGTTGAACACCGTCATTAAGAAGGATTTCCAACCATGCAGCGGAGTCACTCTTTTCGTCAGCCATTAGTCCTCGCAAACATGTGTCTCAAGCTCTAGTTCTGTGACGCGAGCGTTGCAGTGCCTGCAGCGGTAGTACTTAGCAGGCTTAAAGTTATTTTGGGCGGTAGCGCCTAGTTCAAAGTCAGCGCCGTCTTCGCCAGACTCTTCAGGATAATCGTAAATGATCTCTGGTTCATCAAAGAGTTCATCAGGGAACGGGCCCTTAGCGTCATAGACGCGATTAGGTACGGAGTGTACCTGAATTGCTTGGTGTCTAATTATCCTCATCAGTTGATTCTACAGCAATCTCTTCAGGAGTGGCTACTTCTTCAACTGGGGCTTCTTCGACCACTACAGGCTCTTCAATTACTGGCTCAGGCTCTACAACCTTGGCAGCCTTTTTCTTAGGGGCAGGTGCCTCTACTACTTCTTCTACCGGCTTGACAAGCGGGAATAGGCCCTTGTTAGCGTTAGCCTTGTGGACGGTAGGTACGTGGAATAGGCAGTAGTGGGATACGCGGTCTGCCTGACCAGGAATGCTGTGAACGGCGTTAACGCCACAGATCTTACAAACAACTGGCATTTCTACTCCTACTTGTTCTCAATGATGTGTTGCTGGAACTGACCTTCTAGTCTAGACAAGTCTACCTTAACGTCACTTACATTTTGCTCGATACGCTTGATGCTGTCTTTTAGCGAAGATCCGCCATTTGGCTTAAGCTCTGACAAGTAGTCCTTGACAATACGGTTGATAACAGCATCTGCCTGCGCCTTCATAACTTTACCTCCGATGAGGATAAGCACTGTGAGCAGGGCTGCAAATGAGGCTAATACGCCAGCTAATTCTGGTAGGGTCATTTCTCTGTTCTTTATATCGTGCAGACAGGGACAGTGGTAGGAGAGCTGCCGCATACCCACCCGATTGGGTTACCGTTCTGAGACTTAAGCAAAGAACAAGCCACAGCGTTAGCTGTGCCCATAACTAGCTCGCCGTCTTTGCAGAAACCGTAATAAGAAATGTTATTGGTATACGAGCCGTTAATCTGGAAGTAGATGGTGTAAATCGCAGAAACCCCGCTAGGCGTGGTAATTCTAACGTCTACTGTGTTAACGCCGTACTCGTTCATGTAGGTTGTGTAGCTCTTAGATGCTACAGCTGAGGAAGACCATGTTCCGCTATCTGGGTGGTATTCCACGCGGCTATTAGCAGGCACTGGGTTAGTGAACTTAATTTCTACAGTACACGCAGGGTCCTCAGACTCAGCCACTACTACAATTGGGTTCCACTTTTCAAGCGTGGTGATCGGTGAGTCATCATAAGCCCAGTAAGTCTGTCCTGGAGTAATTCTAGATTCAAGCGAGGTTCCGCTGGCTACCACGATGCTCTTTAGAGCGGTGCTGTCGCTAATCTCGACAGGGAACGAAAGTCTCCACTCACCAGCTACTTTGACGTAACCGTGAGTTGCCTCTACCCATTCGCCATCTACCTTTACGTAGTGTCTAGCGGCTGTGGATTCTACAGCAGGAACGTCTTGAGCGCTTAGTGGGTAGTAGCGATCAGTTCCCCAAATAATTCGAGCAGCGCCTTGAGCGCCTGCGCCAGCAGTTCCAGAAGCGTCAATACCGCCACCACCGCCGCCGTATAGTGCACCTGCTGAGCTTGCAGTTCCTCCTGAACCGCCCGAACCGCCGCCACCTTGAGTAGCCGCCGCTCCGCCTTCGCCATTAGCGGCTGTACCATACAGGCCTACCCCGCCACCGCCACCGGCTACGTCTCTTCCTGCGCCACCACCGCCGCCAGCTCCGCCAGTTCCTGCGATTCCAGGAGCAATGCTGGCGCTAATGCCTGTAAGGGCTTGGTAAGTAGCGCCTTCATCGGCGTCTCCACCGATACCGCCGTTACCTGAGTACCCAGCGGCTCCACCACCACCACCGCCTTGTGCAGACTGTTCTTCCCAACCGCCCTGGCCACCAGTTCCTCCACCAACGTTAGGCAAAGAGATGGCTGTGCTAGTCCCATTTTGGGACCTAGCTGCAGGTTTAGTTGAGGCGTTGTTGTCTTCGTTAGACCCGTAAGATCCGCCAGCTGCAGATAGAAGGACTGTGCCTCCGCGCTTGATTTGGGTCTGAGAACCAGCAGTACCTACAGTAGTTCCACCGGCTCCGCCAGCACCTACGATTACAGTAAGGGTCTCTTCAGGGGTTACTGTTATGTCACGGGCCCAGCGGAGATCTCCACCGTAGCCACCGCCACCACCGCTAGTGGTTCCAGCGCCACCGCCGCCGCCACCTACTACTACAGCACTGATGCGGGTAACTCCAACAGGGACTACAAAAGAAGTAGTGCCTACTGTAGTGAACAGCTCATCGTTAGATGCAGTGGTGTAGTTGGCAGGTCGCCATGCGCCGTTGACCTTGACATAGTTGGTCATTAGTAACCTTAAGCGTATTGAATGAAAATGTCGCCATCCTGGCCCAAAGCGTTGTCTGGGGTAGATGTGCCGACAAAGATGTTGCGGTCTCCGTCATCGTTGCTAGGCAAGATGGTTGGACCATAAACCTGAATATCTCCCTTGCGTGGCATTAGGCGATCTCGATTCCTGTAACAGTTACGTTTACTACAGAGCCAGTTCCAGCCTTCACCCAGATGCGGTCACCTGAGTTTAGTGGGACGTCTGCAGTCCAGATGATCTGTGAGTATGGACCAACAGATAGGGTGTGCACGATAGCACCCGCAATACCTGAAGGAGCGGTTCCACCGTTAGACACATGCGCAAACAGGGTTACTGCCGCGTTACTTGTGTTAGTGAAAATAAACTGCTTAGCTACAGCACCAGTAGAGGCGGTGGTGTAGACGTCTGTTAGTGAAGTACTAAGCGCTGAAGGACCAACTAGTCTCTTCGGAGTATAGGTTGCCATCTCGTTCCTTTCGAAAGGTCTAAATACAGAATAGTCTAGAAATACACAAAATGTGTGTTATCTAGTGCCCCACCAGTTACGGCCCGGGTTAGAGTAGCTGAAAACACTAGGTACGTCCTTGGTGTTTAGATAAATCTTCCGAATGCCAAAACGCGAGTCATTAATCTGAACTGGCTTGTAAATAGCATTCTTGAATTCTGTTTTCTTTTTCATGGTGTCCAACGACCCCACTGCATAGCCGACGTTAGCACTCCCGGTACTGGAGTGCTAGATGAGCGAGTAAGAGCATCCCTGAATTCGCGATCGCGACCTGTAGGGTACTCTGCACGCTCGTAGGCATCGTACGCCGTAATAGCCCCTGTGCGCTTCGCAAGGGGGCCATGACGGCGGATGTCTACCTTAAGGTGTGTCATTAAGCTTTTGGTCCCCTAGGGGCGCGAGGAGCCTGTCCAGGCGACTTTGGGATGCCTAGCGGAGACGCGTTGCCTGCGGTAGTAGACGCGTTTACAGAGTTTAGCTCTGACTTCCACTTACCGTACTCAGGGTTAGACACACGACGTCCGTTAGGACCAGGAATCGAGAAAGAAGGCATAGGCTTGTCAAACTGCTGGCCCTTAACCACTGTCGATTTGCTCTCAGGCTTTTCAGACTTAGGTGCAGGAGCGTTTTCAAACACGTGGTTGAAGCCGCCCTTGCCGTCAGCAGAGATCTGCTTTACTGTGCGGCCCTCGGCCGTAGCCTTCTTTACAGCGCTGTGGTTCATGTTGATGCGGGAACGCTCTCGCTTTAGGTCGCGGTTCTTCATCACGTCTTCGTTGTGCCAGTCCTCGGCGCTGCGCTCTGCGCGGCCACGTACGGCAGTCTGTCCTTCTGCGGACTCGGCGGTCTTGTTGCCTCCAAAAGCGGAGCTCATGAGGGCTAGGCCCATAAGTGGGTTAGCTAGGCTGTTCTTGTACTGGTCTGCGCCTGCCATGTTCTTGGCGGCTTTGCCTTCGATGTTAGATGTCATGTTTAGATTCTAGGCTGTTTACCTCTCGTTATCTGGGTAAAAGAAAAGCCCCGACCAAATGGCCGGGGCTTCTCTGTGGGGCTATTAGCTCGCAGCTGCGAACGGTGTGATGGTGATTGTTGCAGCAGTTGTGATGTCTGCAGCGTTTGCAGCGGTTGACTGAGTCTTGATAGTGCCTTCTAGACCGGTTAGCGATGCAGAAGGAGTGATCGAGCCAGAGTCGGCTACGGTGAAGCCAGTACCTGCAATGGTGATGTAGGTGCTGGTTGCAGCGGTTACAGTCCAAGTACCAACTACAGCAGTTGGGATACCGGTTCCTGAACCGATTACGACCTTAGTACCAACAGCGTATGAGCTGCTTGCGCTAGTGGTGTAAACGTTAGCTGCGGTAGTAGCAGTTACGTTAACGCGTGTGATGCTCTTAGCAGCGTTAGTTGCAGCAGCCGCTGTGGTGATGTTACCAGCTTCGTAACCAGCGTCCTTTAGAGCGTCAAGAGCAACAGCAGTGGTTGCACCTAGAACGCTAGGAACGATGATGTTACCTACGCCAACGCCGTCTGCGTCAGTAGCAGCAGTGGTTGACTGAACCTTACCGGTCTGGCCGGTGATAACACCTGCGTTAGCAGAGTTGGTTACTGTGAACGAAGTAGCGTTTGCAGTAGCAACAGTTGCGCTCGATAGGTTGTAAGCAGATGCTGTCAAACCAGTGATGTTAACAGTTGCACCAGCAGCTAGGAAGTTCTGCGAGGTGTAGGTTACGGTTGTGCCGTCACCAGTAGCGGCAGTAACGATGAAGTTACCTGCAGCAGCGGTGTAGCTAGGGTAGCCTGCCCAACCAGCTTCTACGTTAGCGTGGTTGTCAAGTGCAGGGTCTAGGCGGCCTGAAGCAACCTGAGTGGTTGCTGACCAGCTAACGTCTGCACCAACGCCAGGAAGACGGTTCTCGATTACCTTAGCAACAGCAGTTGCGCCAGTAACGCCTGAACCAGTAGCTGCGTTAGTTACGGTGAACTGAGTTCCCGAAACAGAACCGATAGCTACGTTAGTAAGGTTAAAAGCTGAAGTTGATAGACCAGTGATGGTTACTAGCTCACCAACGTTGAATGAGTTAGCAGCGGTGTAAGTCACAACGCCATCTGCAGCAGAAGCAGCAGTTACAACTGCAGTCTGGTAAGAGACGTTAGTAGAGCCTGTAGTTCCACCGGTGTTTGAAATGGTTGCCGCACGGTCATCGTTCGGCTGTACAGGGAGGTTACCCCATACAAAATCTACGGCTTGGTTGCCGCTTGTGTCTGTTGCCATTTGATTTCTTTCTCTAGAGATTAAAGTGTCTGATCGGGACACTATTACTAGTATCCCGCCTTACTACAAAGTTAGTCGGCCTAAACGCAAATTAATCGCGACGGACGTCCCAACCCTCCTTAGCAGGCTTTCCTGCCTTAAGGCGAGCTAGAGAGTCTCCGCTTACCTCAAATGGGCTTGGGTGAGCCCCAGACTTAACAGAAGGATCGCGGTCTTCAACTTCTTTGTTGTAGTGCGCGAGATCTTCTACCTTCATGTTTGCGATGTCACGGGTACCGCTCTCGCGGCGACCTTCATCTGCAGCACGAGAAACTACCCAGTGCTCTGGGCGCTTAGAGTCGCTCCAATATTTTGCTTGCTGACGTCCTGGTGTAGGCATTAGTTTTTGTCCTTATATCCGAAGAATGACTCTCCGCCAGTAAATCCGTCGCCTACACTGCCACGAGGCTGTGGGAAGATCGGGTTACCGTCGTTGTCAAACTGATTGCTGTTGCCTGGGTGAGGCATGAAGGTCTTTGGCTTAGGCTCAGAAGCTTTCTTCTCGTCCCGAGCTTTCTTCTTCTGGCTCTGCTTGATCTTCTTGTGAGCCCAGTCGTCGAACTGGCCCATTACTTTTTGTCGTGCTTGGCCACATCGTAGCCGTAGTAGCCATTACCGCGCTCTACACGGTGCATACGTACGTCTTTGCCGCTGTAGTCCTTGCCCATAGTAGAAGCCGCGCCACAGTCAGGGCATGACTCTAGGTGAGATGGGTCGTGCTGGCTCTGCTTAGAGCGAAGCTCGCCAAATTGGTCTTTGTTCGGTTCCATTATCCGTCTCTCTGTGACTTGTTAGAGTAGTAAGGCTTACTTCCAGACCTCATACGAGCGATCGCATCTCCTGAAATTTCTTGAGGAAGCTCGCCACCGTGTTCGGCCTGGTTCTTCTCTAGTTCTGCGACTGACTTCTTAGCATCGGCTCGAGTCCGGGTCTCTGTGAGGTCGTGACGAACAGCGTTCAGTCCGCGCTTAGTTTTTGCTAGTCTAGCGTTGGCCTCTTTAGCCCTCGCGTCTAGCATACTTAGCTTATCGCCAGAAAACTGACTTACGTTCGGTTCCATTACTTCTCGTTCTCTTTCTTGCCTGCACGGCGCTTGTTTTCTTTAGCAGTGTTCTTACTGCGAGACAAGACGCGCAAGTTGCTTGCCTTATCGTTGCTGTGGTTGTTGTCCTTGTGGTCCACAGTCTGATCTTTGCTCTTAAGCTTGCCGTGGGTCTTCTCGTACTTGTAACGAGCGGCATCCACAGAAGTGCGTGAGCCGTCTTTGTTTACGACGGACATCATAGGACGTCCCCCGTTCTTGTCAGAGCCCTTGAACGGTCCGTAGACCTTCTTGCCGTCTTTGGTCTTGCCCGCGAGGGTAGAAGCCTTCTTGGCTGGTTTCTTATCTGCCATTACATTCCCATTCCATATGGATTAGTTACTACTTGTGCTGCTTGAGGTGATGCACCATAACGTTGCACGGATCCACGTGGACCTGTAAAGATTCTATCATTGACTCTTCGCACATCTTGGTTATCTTCGCTCAAAACGGCCTTTTTTTGGGTGAATACACCCGGCGCAGCAGACGGGCTGCCAGCTACTACTGCAGGATCAAATTGATTACGATCTGGAATCACTTCTTCTCCTGAGCTATGACATCCTTGTGGGTCACTACGCCGCGAGCTAGAGGACCGAACGGAGTGGTCTTCTTGATCTTGTAGTCGAGCAGATTGGTCGGCGCAGCTGACTGTGCTTTCTTCATCTGTTCCTTCTTAGGTGTCATGTATCTAGTATGTCCTACTATCTTCTCTTGAAAGGTATAAACCAAGAGAAACGATTGGGCGTGTCGAACAGCCGTGCACGCTGCGCCGCTAGCACAGCTTCGCAGCTTTGTCAAGCAACCCCGTCTTGCAGGCTACTACATCTAAATACTATTATCGTATTAACGTAACTTTTGCAGGCGACCCCTGCTTCTACACTTAACTAGAAATAAGCGAACCCCGCCCTCCCCGATCCCCACGTTAGGCTACTGCCTACCTTTTTGACCCTCCAACCGTATTTGTCACCTGGCCCCCTCCCCTGTGGGCGTGTCGTTTAACCCTACCCCCTGTTTGACACCGTTATAAGACCGTTATCTAAATGTGTGTCGTGTGTTAGGTGTTTGTGCCTATGTGTAGTAGGCTTATCTTGTAGCCGAGGGAATGGCTACCTAACAGATAAGGGAAGAAAATGGATTACGAAAAGTCAATGGAAGTAAGCGCCGAGTATGCCGAGGGCGAATGGTTATCAGACCGCCTAGGTGATGAGGACACCGACAACTACTGTGTGTTCTGTGCCGAGTCTGGCGTTGGAACTGTCTGCCGTAGGTGTGGCGAATACAAAGGCGTTATGACCAAGGCAGACGCTATCAAGGCAGGCTACGAGTTTTGCCCAGACTGCCACGAAATGATTAGCCCTACCAATGAACTACTAGCCGAATACTACGCAAATGACGGCGCTTGTTCATCTTGCTATGACCCGACACCAGCAGGGCCCGAGTATTCTGCTGGCTTTGAGATGGAACACTAAGACCAAACACCAATCGGGCGGGGGTAGCAATACCCCTGCCCACCTAGAAAAGGGGAAACACCTTGTTTATTACACCTAGATACATTCGCCTAGCAATCCTATTAGGCACAATCGCAGTAGCAATCGAACAGCACCTAATCGCCCAGATTCACTACAATCAGGGCTGGGTTGCCCTAGGTATGGATTCAGCACTCAAAGAGTATGTTGCTTGTTCACAGACCTCAGCAGTAGCGACAACCGTAGCAGTCTTTATGCTTGTCTGGTTGTTTGCCCCTCAGAGGCGTTAGACCCCCGAGGCTGGGCTTATTCCCCCCAATTCTCAGCCCAGCCTCGGCTTCCCCCGATAGCCCCTCAGCGAGCCTCACAGAGCCGCTGAGGGGCTATCTTTGTTGGGCTGGGCTATTGGCTGGCTGAGGTCCCCTCAGATAAAGGCTTTAGCCAGCCAATAGCCCAGCCCAACAAATTCGTTACCAAAACGTTATCAAAGAATGTGCAGGCGTGAGAGCCTATGCACTAGGCTAGGAACGTAGCCAAAAGACTACACAAAACTGATTAGCAATAAGGGGATTCAAATGAGAGTTGCAGAAACAACCACCACTATTCAGACTAAGGTCTGCATTATGTGTGGATTCAGTAGCATTATCA